AGATCTATTTGGAAATAAATTAATAAAGTTTAGTGCAACATTGTCTTTAAATATAGACATTTTTTCATCTAAGTTATCTAATCTATTACCATATTCACTATCGTTTTGTGGAACACGAAATTGCTGGTTATAATCTTCAAAATATTTCTCAAATATTTCTAACTGTACTTGCGTAGCTAATTTATTAAACTCTGGAGGTGTTATATAACCACGTTGTTCTTTGTTTAATATTAATAAAACCGTCTTATATACTGTATCTATATTTATAGCCATATTATTTTTTTTACTGTAAACAATAAAGGCGGCGTTATGCCGCCCTTATTACTATTACAGGTTATTATAGTTTTTTATCAAAACTTTTTCTCTATAGATTTGTATACCTCTAGACCTTCATCGGTTTGAAACCACGCTGCTAAAGCAGAGTAAGGATTTTCATCAAATGGTACCGTCATTAACTTCTTACCATTAGATGCCCAAGAAAAGGTTCGTTGATCTTGTGCTAACTTAAGAATTTGAGCTTCTACAGCTTTTATTCCAAAATTTCTAAGTTGTACATTCTCATCATTAACTAATGCTAGAAACAAACTAGGTTTATTTTTAGCTAACAAAGCAACATCTCTTTTTATTTCTTTTGAACTTAATTTACTAACCCCTGATCCTTCTTCCACTCTTAAAATAGCTTCCGCATGGTCTACTTCTAAACTCAATGCTGCAGAAATCGCATGGTGTTGCATTTCTATATCTTCTAGTTCGTCTTTTGCTTCTACCGTTCTATCTAATTCAGCATATCTCTTGTTCAATGCTGGATGATATAAAGAAAGCAGTTTTTGTAAATTTTGTTTCTCTTTTGGTACAAATAAAGCACCATCTTTAAAAACAATATGCTGTAATGTAGATTCACCTACTTGTTCATCAACAAAAGGAGAAGATTGATTAGTAGCATATCTTAATTCTCTTTGGTTACCAAGGTCTTTATCAAAATGCAATAAAGGAAATCTTCTTGTGTGTTTAGATGGTAACGTATATGATAATGGGGATCTACCATGTAAAAGATAATAATTTCTATCTTTCACTTCCCATTTGTCTGTATTTTCTTCCATAATATAATATAATTAAAAAGGTAAAAAAGACCCCATGTTAATGGGGTCTTGATAATATAAGTTAAGAAGTATAAGTATACCCGATAAATGCTTTACATTCATCTGGTTCTAAATATCCTCCGTCTTTACATATTTCTGAAATTGCTGGTATTGCATAAGGATCTGCAACAGCAGCCTCAATAGCAGCATTCAACATTGTGTTGGTTAACTCTTCGGTTTCCGCTGTAGAATCCCAGTTAGTTTGCCAATCTATTTTAATTGTAGAAGTAGCGCTTTCTAGCGTTTCTACTGTAACACTATCTACTGCTGAAGCAGAAATAGTAACTGGTACAGTTATGTCTACGATTAAATCTGGTTGTGACGCACTTGTCGTCTCAATTTTTATAAGTGCCATAATTTTATATTTTTAGGGTTAATAAATTAATCTGTAAATAATACAAAATTATTAGCAGCTTGTACACAAAGGCATCTTTCAGAAAGATAATGGACTTCCATTGCATCTAAGCTAGAAGTGTAAGCACCTCCAACAGATCCTGTGATCCATGATTTCATTCTTCTATCATCCGTTTGTGAAGCTCTATATCTCACGTGTAAGAAAGGTCGTCTAATGTTTTGACCAAGCATTTGATCATAAACAGTAGATGTTCCTGCAGGTATCATAACACCTTTAATGTTATCAACCATTCCACGAGTAGAAGCATCATTTAAGTATTTCCAATCAGTTTTATAGAAGTCATAAGAACCTCTTCTAAAACCTGTGAAACCAAAGTTTAATGCCATCTCATCTGAGTTATCAAATAGACCATAAGACACTGAAGAAGCAGCAGCATAACCACCACCAGCTTGAGCACCGATCATATCATCAAAATCAAGAGCTGTAGCTCTATCTAAGAAAAGCATGTTTTCTTCAATAGCACCCTGCTTATCTAGTTGTTGCAATATTTGATCGAAATCACCTAAAGCACCAGCGCCAGGAGCCGCAGCACCTGAAAAACCAGAATATACATTACCTCTAGCTTCTAGAGCAGCAAACATACCTTGAGTACCTCCGCCTGATATAGCAATTGCCTGAGTATCTATTTCACCTTCAACCATTACCATCTCAAGATAATCTTCATATCTTAATCTAGTTTCTGATTCAGCTTTTATATACCATAAGAATCCAGTTGAACCATCTTCCGTTGCAACTTCAACCCAACCAATTTGAGCTGTATCAGAACCTGATACTTCATATTGATCTTTAATTATGATAGGTTTGTTTGAAAACGTAGTTAATACCGGTTCAACACCTCCGCCCATGCCGTCAGTTCCTTTTTGGAAATCTGAACCATAAACGAATAGTCTTACATTTGCAGCACCAGCTATAGCACCCCAGTTAGCCTGAGTATAACAAACAGCCGTGAAAACATTTGTAATTGGAGGTCCCGCTCCACCTTCAGCATCAGTAACAATACCTTTAAGTACTAACCCAGTAACTGGATCATAAGCTACAATTGTATTGTTATTTCTAAGAGTATGTTGGGTAGCACCTACTGGAAGAGCAACGGTAAAAACGTTACCTGCTACAGTACATGTATCATACGCTATGTGTAATCTATTTTGTTCAGACCAGATTACTTGATCTGAGGTCATTGGCATTTCTGCTCCGACCATTCTAAGAAATCCAGATATGGTTCTATTACCAAATCTTTCGACTTCTTGTTCATATAATTCAGGAAGATATTGTTGTGCAAAGTCAGCAAAATCAGCAGCACCTGAATCGGTCCACTGTAAATAATTGCTGTCTAACACGACTCTGTCCTGAGCAGGAGCTAATCCTGCATGCATACTTGTAAACGCCATGTTTTAAGTTTTAAGTTTTATTTCTTGTATTTATTTTTAGCTTTGAACTATTTGCGCCAGTAACAGCTTTTATCCTTAAACCATTTAAATATACATGATCTGCTGGTTGACTAGAACGAGCAGAATTATTTATATTTTTGGTATTGGATACTACATTCTTAATAGCATCAGCTTTACCCTGTTCATAGAAATGATTTGCAATTGCATCAGCATTTCTCGCAGCATAAATTGCTTTATGATAACCAGAGTAATCGTTAACAGTGCCATCTTTATTTAAGAACGTCTTAACAAAGTCTTTAATGTCTGATTGCTGGTTAGCTACATCATCAGGATTTGTAACATTATATCTAAATCTTTTTTCTCCTAGGTTAAACTCAAAACCTTTGAAATCCCCAGAAAAATGTTTTTTAGTGTCTTTCACAAAACTCTCATGTTGTGCTGTAGCACGCTTTTGTTCATCGTTATATCTATTGAAAAAGTCCGTTGCTTTTTGTTGATCTTGAGTAATACCAGGTCTCAACTTGATTTCCTCGTAATATTTACTCTTTAGATCATCCAAATGAGCGTGAGCTTTTACAACTTCTTCTTTAATCGCAAGTTTTTTCTTACGAATGTCTTTATCCTCATCATAATCTGCATCATAAGCAAATTTATCATCTAAAAGAAATTCTATTTCTTCAGTTTCTAGATGAGGTTTAGTATTTTTATAATATTCTTTAAGTAATGTTACATCATCTACGCCACTATAATCAGCGTTTAATCTAACGTAATCATTTACATCTCCACCAGTTTCTTTCATAAATTTAACCAATTTATCAACTCCTTCAGGCATGGTTGGTTGATCAACAGGAATAGGATCTGGAGTTGGAGTAACTGGTGTATCATTAGTAATTTCTTCAACTACCTGCGATGTGTTCGTCCCGGTCTCTTCTTGCTTCTTTTCTTCTTTTTTCGCTTCGGTAACTGGCTGCAATCCTGATTCGGGTGTTCCGCTCTCCACTTCTTGTACATTCGTGGTTTGTTTATCCGCATCCACGTGCATTGTGCTTGACTCTGAAATGGCATCTTTTTCCTTATTTAAATTTATTTTTGGTGTTTCCTTAGTGCTATTAGTGAGTTTTTTAGGTTTTGGTTTAACTTTAACTTTTAAACCCTCTACTTTGTCATCTCTAACTGGTTCTTCCCTAACAGGTAAATTTTCTTTATTTTCTTCCATGATATGATATTATATAATTTATTACATACCCATCTGTGGTGGCATGTTTGTTTCTTGTATTGTTTGAGTTTCTTCTAATTGCGGTGGTTGACTATCTTCTAACGCCATAGCTTCAGCTTCTGGAGGACTTGGAGCAGCGGCCATTTCAAAATTAGTGGGTAATAAATCATTTTGTCTTTGATTTATCATTTTACTTTGTTGGCTAGCTTGGATACGTGTTCTAGTATCTTTTCTATCTTCTATTTCTTTCTCTTTGAGTTGAGCTTGTTGAACTTCCATTTCTTTCAATTGCTTATCATATCCAAATTGAAGTTCCATTAATTGTTTTTTAATCTCTCCTTCTGTTTGGATTCGTTGAATTGCTATTTGACCTTTTCCTTGTTCTAATTGCATGGTTGTTTCTGCAATTGCCTGTTGTTTTTGAACCTCCGCCATTGCTGCTTTTTCAGCAGCTTCCGCATTTGCTTTAGCTTGAGCTTGAATCATTTGTTGTTGTGCCTTTTGATCTGCTTCTTGTTTTCTTTTTCTTCTAAGTTTTAATAGTTGATTAGCTAACATCAAATTCCTTATCTCTCGTATGTCAATAGCATCTTCTAAATTTATACTTTGTTGTTGAAGTGCCATTTGGATATTTTGTTCTAATAAAGCTTTTTCTTCTTCATCTGGTTCAATATCTAAATAAATTCCAAAATCATATAAATGTATATCTTGTATTTCTTCTAAAGTTTTTACATTAAATAAACTTATACTATTTATTAAAGATTCTCTTAATAGGTCAAATTGAATACAATCAGCTACTCTTAAAGATATGTTTTCACATGCTCTTAATGTTAAAAATAAACTAGCTGATAAAATGTGTTTTGTTGCAGTATTAGAAGCAGCAGCGGCTAATTTTTGTAACCCTACTAAAGAGTCTTCATTTGGCATACTACCATCCCGTGCTTCATTTAATCCAGTTACATCTCTTATCATTTGTAAATAATACTGATAAGTAGCAATTAATGCTTGAATCTTAGATTGACCACTAGAACTATTTAATTCTTGAATAGGAACTTTACCATGATTTAAGTCTCCGTCTTGTGTCATTGATCTCCCTACTATACTACCA